CCTACAAAGAAATCATATTGACTAATGTATTCGTAACCATTTGGACTCCAAGCAGGTGCAGAATCAATAAGCCCAGTAGCATCGTTCCAATAAGCAGTGTTAGTAGGTAGGATAGAGGACGATGAAGTATGTCCTACTGTACAAAGATATAAACCACCTTCGTAAGATACAAAACTAGCGATAAGACCACTCACAGCTGCTCTAGTAGAGTCTGCGTTATCTATAGTCAATGTCCTTTTGTTTCCGTTCTTAGTATAGAAAGACATACCGCTTTGAAATTTAAAACCATTCTGAGCTAAGATCAAACTGACATTAGTAACGTTAGTACCGTTAATACTTAAAGGAGCACTTCCTATAGGATACCAACCACCTAGACCTACATAAGAAGAATTACCGTCCACTCTACCGTCTAACAATAAAGAATAGTTCTTACCTGTGTCCACCAATCCATTCTCCATTGGTATCTCCTCTAGATAAGTACCGTCACTGTCTGTGGTAATTACATACAAAGTAGATTCGATAAACTTAAAACTTATGACTTTCCTAGTAAAGGAGAACGACATCCAGGAACTTTGTATCTTCTCTCTGCCTTGCCAAAAGTATTTATATACAAACAACTTATTAAAGTCAGAGTCTGATTGTATGATAATCATATTCTCTGATGCACTACCTTCCATTCTTACGATGTTAGATGGGATGTACTTATTAACTTGTTCTGTAATTTCAGCTGCTCCGTAGGTCTCTGTGTTATTATCAACAGTGTACTCAAGCAAACCTTCAAAGCTATTTCTTTTAAAGTTAAAGTATATGTGACTACTAAGTGCTAACGGTCTTATACTTTCTGATACATCGTACTCAGTAACTGGAGATATTGTAACAGTCTTAGGAGTTAACAAATCCCCACCTCTAAGTACAAATTGAGTCTTAGCTGAGAATAACATCAGTTTCTCTTGGAACGCTTGTGCGTATTTAAGAATGCTAATCTTAGTGTGAGATATTCCTACATCTATAGGAGCAGAATCCAATAAGGTTTGTGTTGTAGTCCTAAAGAAATTAAAGTATTCATCTGCTTCTGAAAACACTATTGTGTCATTTGTTAGCAATCCTAACCTGTTCTTAAAGAAGAAGATATCGTTAATAGATGTAGCGGTAAAAGAAGGAAAAGGGTTACTGTAATCGTCTCCTGATGTCCTAATATTCCATTCAATTGTTTTTAAAGTTAGACTTGTTATTTTACCTGTAGCTTGGTCAGGAATTAATCTGACTGGCATCGTTGTACTATCTAAAGTTGTTTCTATTCCCAATGATTTATCTGAAGAAGATATACCGTCATTAGTCCAACCTACTGTTTCTATCCAAGACCCTTCTCCGTAATCTTCCTTATCTTTTGATTCAAAGCGTACATAGTAATCATCTTGATCTAACTCTGCATCCCCTATTACCTTAACTCTAAAACCGTTGAAACAACTCTTAGGTAAATCAGTAATATTAGCCACTTCTTTATAGATAGCTCCTAAACCTTGGTCTGCTAAACCATCAGAAACTCTCACTGAAAAGTCAGTGTTAGGATTAGCTATTTTTATTACACTATCTTTAACTTGAACTGTTAAACCACTAGCACCGCTTCCTGGTATTGTAGGAGTAAAAGTAGGAAACCCATAACCATAACTAGCAGCGTTAGCACTTGTGATGTCTATTGTTGATGTATTAAAAACAGGTTTACTTTGTCTAAAAACATTATAACTAACACTTTGAACTGTCTTGTGTTGTCTAATTGTATAGTTAGTTGTTATCCCTGCTGTAGCTGTAGGCACATAATTAGAACCTTGATGGGTTAATTCGTGAGAACTATAAGAACCGTTAGCTGCAAAAGTTAAAGTACCTTTAGCCCCTGATGCTGTAATGTTAGAAGACACATCTGTTTGAGTGATAAAAAATTCGTAAGTATATTTAGTAGTGCTTCTATACTCACTGACAGGAAACCCTGTGCCTCCTGATATAGTAAGAGAAGACATTTGAGTAGCTGTTGTTGTAAACTCAGATATACAATCTGCAAGGTCTTTCGCTATAAAAGCTGTATCAGCGTGTAATCCTTTAGGAGCAGAGTCAGCAGGTCCACTTATATATGTAGATTCTTTAGCTCCGTGTACTACATGGCTATAAGCGTGATGCGAACTACTTGCGGTGCTGTGACCATCTAAAGCTGTTGCCAAAGGAACTAACGCATCATCTATATAAATATTATAAGCTTTTTCGTAGTCTCCTAATTTAACAAATATTAAAGCTTCCTTTTCTAAAGGTTGTGTCTTTAAGGTTGTGTCTTTAGCTACCGTCTTCTGTGTATTAACAAGAAAGGTAGAGTCTGCTATTGTTAAAGCTCTTAGGTTTTGTAAAGGATTAGATGCACTTAGATAGTTAGAAGCTGCAATAGAAGGAACGTTAATATGTATTGAAGTCTTAACATTAGCAGTAAGATCAAAAGCTTTTAATCCGTTAACAGAGTCATAGGTAATAACATATTTATTCTGATCATCTCTATCTACATAATGACTAAATAAATTAGAGTTAATATCAGCACCTAAGTCAGTATCATATAAGAACCTACTATTAGGTCTTTTTACTAATCCCTCCACCACAGTGGACCAAGCGTTTACTTGTTCATCACACTGTCCAGGGTATCTTAAATTGTCAGGCTGTTGTGATACACCTTGGGCAAGGTTGGGAATGCTGGTGTTGAGCAAAGGCATTATCTGTCAATTACTCGCATTACGCTATAGTGATCAAAGATAGTTCTGTCAGCATTCTCTGAGTCACTTTCAATAGCCCTAGCTTTAGCTTCTATCTCATCTCTTAAAGCAAACCCTTCTATCTCACGACTACCTAAGAACCTAGCAGCAAAGATGCGAGCTGATTTAACAGATATGTAATGTCTAAATTGTTCAGGTAGTTCCTCGAACTCTAACTCAAAAGTAATAATAGCTTTCAAGTCTTTGGTCCAAGTATCCCTGTGGTTTTTCCTGTCGTATAGTTTAAGACCTCTTTGTACAGCGTCTGTGTCTGTGTTTAACTCAGGGTCTAAATCTATTTTTAAAGTGTTAACAGGAAGAGTAATCCTTTTTGTAACAGAATCTGGTACAAGTGGATAATCATACTCTGTATTAAAATGCCATCCTTCTGATTGGATAGCTTTGCTGGTTTCGTCTAACGCATGGACTGCCTGTGTGACGGTTACAGGAACACTAGTTCCACTTAAAGTATTAACAGGTGACTCTCCTATTACAGAGATCATTATGTTTACCGCTTCCAGTTTAGTTGTCAGTGCCATAGCTTTTATAAATAAAAATATCGGTGGAGGGTGCGGAACGAATCACAGACCACCCAACACCGAAGAGAGAATTATTTCTGTAACTCGATAGCACACTCAGGACGGAGAACTCCGTGACCCATAGCATACTTAGCAACAAAAAGTGTTCCTTGACGCTCGATTTGATACTCGCTTTCAGTAGCAAGATCAAGAAGCTTAACTGTTCCGACAGCAGCAGAGTGAGCAACGATACCAAGAGTATTGGTGAAGTTACCATTATAACCTGCTCCATTTGCACCGAAGACATCATTGTTTGCAGCACCGTCGCCAGAAGTAACAGCTGATAAATCAGTCGAAGGAATGTGATTACTTTTGTAGATCGTGATACCTGCAACTTGAGGAATTGATCCTGAAGCAATGCTTCCTACTCCTCCAACATCTTTATTGACAGCTGAAGTAGAGATAGCCAACGCACCAGCACCGCCAGTGATTAACTTGTAATACTCTTGAGGGCGAAGTACGCAGAAACGACCGTCACTAGGAACGTCGTTTTCGTCTAGCTTCTGAGCAGCAGTGAATAAAGCAGCAACAAGTTCTGCTCCTGTTGGATCAGTGTTGTCAGCATCGTCAGATGAATCAGCACCTGTTCCCATTGCGTTAGCAGAAACATCGAGGATTCCTCCAACTTTACCGCCAGTAACAGCAGCAGCTGAACGAGCAGAAGCGATGAATACTTTAGCAATAGCAGTATCGAAACGAACTGCAAGAGCTTTACCCAACTCGTTAGCGTAAACGCTGCGGATGTCGTAGTGATTCTTTACGTCGTCGATGTTAGCCAAGAAGGTAGAAGCAAGTAACATCTTATCGATTGTAATTACTTTCTCTGCTTTCTTGATGTCGCTCAAGTATGAGTTTCCACCATCAGCGATGTTCTCGCCTGGTGTGTGATAGTCAGCAGAAGCTACGCCTGTTACAGGGAACTGAGCTGATTTACCGTTTTCAATTGTGCGAACAGTATGTAGTGGTTTGAAGACGTTCGACTCCTCAAAGGTTTGCAAGATTTCTCCGCTAAACTTTTTAAGAAACAAAGCATCTACGTCACCAGCACTATTAACTTGTCCTACACGTGAGGGGGATGTATCTCCATTAGCCATGATATATTATCTCCTTATGTATTTTGTTATTAATGTTTATGTATTTGTTTTGCGACTTTCGTTGTAACCTTCGTTCGAGATTGTCCACCGCAGTGGGTCTTGACATTAGTTATACTAATTGTCTATTAAAGTGTATTTAGTATAATAATTCCACCTAAACAAAGAACAGTCAAGACAATAGCTTTCTCCTTCTTTGTAAGTGAGTTATAAAATTTTAATAGTTTATTCATTTGTTTTGTGCTTTATTGTGAACATAGCGTGTGTAGATCAACGGTACTACATTCCAAAGAATAACACCAACAAGACAGAGTTTCAAAAAACCATATATCTCATCCAACATAGAATCAAAGAATCCATTATCCATCTCTTCGTTAAGTTGTTGTTGTACAAGTTTTTGTACATCTCCTTCAGATAAAGCTTTTACTTTACTAGCTAATCCTTTGTTCTCCTCCATCAACTTAGCTCCTTCTCCTACTCCCCATCCCAAGGCAGCACCACCAGCAGCAGCACCAGGACCACCAAGGCTACCAACAGTAGCTCCACCCACACTCCCTGCTAACGGATAAAAAGAAGCCTTGGAACATCCACCTAAAAGAACCAGAACCAACACTGGCAAGAAAAAAGATGGAGTCCAAGGCTTCATATATATGAACCAACTTGATGAAAAATTATAAGTAATTATGACTCGCTGCTATGCGTCTGTCAATCTCTTCGTGGTAAGCTTTGTCACCACTTTTGTATCGAGGATCAGACATTGCACGAGCAAGTTCTTGATTTGATTTAAAAGGCGTTGATGATGAACCACTTACAGCACCTTGTACTAGCTTAGGAGTAACTCCATTCTCTGCTTTGTATTGTGCGTATAATCCTTTGGTAGCTAGTTTAGCTTGTTCAATTGTACCATTTTGTACGATGTCATCAAAAGTTTGTACCTCTTCAGGTGATAGATTATTAGCAGCCCATTCAGCCATTTGATCCCAGTTACCTTCAGTAACAGATTTGATACTACCTTCTTCACTTTGTTGTAGTGCTTGTTGACCAGCAGCGTAGCTATCTACTAACTCCTTCGGTAGCCCAATCTTAGCAAGATTCTTATAGGTCTCTTCAGATATAACACCGTCATTCTCAAAGAACTCTTTACTAGCTTCCACAATAACATCATTAGTATTCGTATCTTCCTCTTGGTTGTCATCTTGTTCATTCTCGTTGGTTTCCTCTCCTTCTTCTTGTTCTTGTTCTTGTTCTTGTTCTTTAGCCCCTGCTCCCAATTTCTTTTCAAGTTCACTATAGGCATTAGCCATGTCTTCAGGACTCTTGAATTTTTCAGGTAACCATTCAGGTCTATCCTCTTGCGTTTGTTCTTCAGATATTGCATCAACAGCTTCTTCTGACTCTGGGTCAATCTCCTGTGGTGCTTTCTCATTAATCTCTACTCGGTGGAATTCTGCCATATCTCTCTTTTACTCTTCTTGTGGTTGTTGTTGACTAGCCATGTACTGCTCTTGTGCAGCATTGATAGCAGGTGCTACAGCAGGTCCACCCAACTTCATCATCATCTCTTGTTGTTGGGCTTGCTGTATAGCTTGTTGAATTTCTTCTTCTGATTTAATCAGTCCTTCAGTCTCAATACCTAACGCTGTGGCTCTTCTTTTGAAGTAGTCAGATACATTAACATATTGTGCAACTGCTTGTGGACCAACGATTTGATTAGCTCCTGCAAGAAATAGATCGAGCTTTTGTAAATCATTACCTCGTCCTAGTGCTTCAACACCAGTAACAATAGTAGGTTTAACAATGTCTTTAGGTAACTTAGGAAGTCTTCCTTCTTTACTCATCCTTGCCATTAACCTAGTAACGACAGGCATTTGAAACTCTTGTGATAATAAAGAATACAGACCACCAAGTGCAGCTTCCAACTCTTGAGATAACATTCTTATCTCCTCTGCTGTTACTCGTTCTGCATCTCTGACTACACCACTGTTAAGTAGGAAAGCTTGAGATAGTCTATCACTAATCCCATTCATTACTCCTTGTGCAGTACGGAAGTCATTGAACTTGTTAAGTTGTAAAACAGATACATCTCCTTCAGACCCTTGTACAATTGCACCGTTAGGAGATTCAGATAAAGTCTTAGCCCTGGTTGTACCGTTAGGATTAACCATGAACAATACCTTGGCTGCTGCTGCACTACCTTCGACTATTGCTTTTGTTAACGACTCTAAAGATTTAAGATCACCAATGTACTCCTCTACAAATCCTCGTCCGTAGTCTTCACCATCTATCCTTGTATAACGAAGAGGTAGGAATGGAGTCTTCTCGATAGGATACCTACCAATAGATTCTTCAATAACAATTCCTTTTACATCTTGTTGTACTACAAATTCATTACCTTCTCTAACTACAGAGGTGTACAAGTCACAGCTATTTTCTTTCTCTTGACGATATACCTCTTCTCTTACAGACTCAGGTAACATCATTGGAGCAACAGTTTCTTTGATAGCTATGTGTGTTACATTACCCATTGGGTCTCTCTTAACACAGTAACGATCCAGTCTGAATACTCTCATTCCACCTTCATCAGGTAAGTATAACAAAGTATTACCTGTGACCAATAAATTCTTTAACGCTTCAAACACTCCTACTCGAAATGCTTCAACTTCTACTTCTTGAGATACACTTCGTTCTACATCTGCTAATGCTTTCTCTAAGTCAGATCGTAATTGCTCTCCTCCCTCTGGTCCTAACTCCTGTTTTGCTTTATCTAATTCATACCTGTCTATAACAAGACGGAAGAACGGAGCGTTAGGTGGTAACAATGCTAACAATAACTTAGAAGCTAAGTTGTTAACTCCTCTAGCTCCTACTCCTTGATAAGGTGTGTAATACTTAGTAGCGTAGTTGTGTCCATCGGGTGGCATTATGTAAGGAATAGTCAACTCAGATGAGGTACGACCTCTGTCTAAGAAAGACCACCGTTGGTTCTCTAAGCTATGATATAGCCCTTGTGCTGTTTCTTTCATTATACTCCCTCGTAATATTGCCAAGCAGTTCCATTGTAGACTGCTAGAGTAGGTGTCACTTTATCAGTGACAAAGTAAGTTAACCCTAAACCAGGAGAAACTATCGCTAGTATATAAGCCTCTGTGTTATACTCTGCTCGAAAAGTTGTACTTGCTGTAGCTGCCTCGTCAAATGCGTAAGTCTTTCCAAACGAAGGTCTTATGAATCCATTCGGTATAACAGTTAAACCACTCGGAAGTTTCTGAGTAGCTGTTGGAAAAGTAAGCGACATTACTTACAAAGAATCAGTAGTACCTGTAGCGTATACACTGTAAGTACCATCTGTTCTAGCTGATACATTTCCTCTGATTTGTTCGTAGTGTCCGTGGTCATCTCTTACAAGGATAGCACCGTTTGCTGTAACAGCTTGACTGTGTACTACAAACCAAGAACCACCTATGTAGGCTTCTATGTCTACGGTAGCTCCTGTGGTTACAGCGGAAGAAGCGATTACAAAGGTCCAACCCTTAGAACGCTCTACTGAGAATGAACTGCCAGCCCCTGTCGTTGTGACAGATGATAGCAAAGTCTTTTTTGAGAGTGTGCGAAGCATGATATTATATAGTTATGTTGTTATTAAGAAGACATATAGACACCAGTACCGCCAGCAGAACCACCAAGTGTAGGTCTAGAAGACCTTGCTAACTGTGCTTGTGCTCCTCTAGCTTTCTTCTTAGGCTGCATCTGTGCTACAGTTTTAGCTTCCTTGGCAGGCGGAATTGCTGCTGCTGGGATAGGTGCTGGAGGTGGAGGAGGTTCAGGAAATTTAGGTGCTGACATACACATGGTTAGTCTTTTGTTAAAATGTTTTGTTGTAGTTGTTCGTTATAAGTTTGTCTAAGGAATCTAATTACAGACACTTGTCCACTCTTAAACCAAACATCTTTTTCAGAGTTCGTCAAGTCAGGACATTTGTCAGGAAATAATTCTTCCAATCTTTTTACAACAGCCTCGCTTATAAGAGGCATTAGTTCATCTTCCATTCTCATGTTCTATAACTCCTATCATCTAGTTCTTGTGGTAAGTTACCTTTTCTTATTTGATCCTCGGTCCACAGGAAAGCACTGGCATTCCAAAGTATAGCACCTGCGTGATCTTCTGAATCATCTCTTTCATTAAGTGCTAACAAGTGTCTATTCATACTATCTATTAATCTACTGAGGGGGAATCCGTTGTGCCAGTTGTTGTCTCCGTAGAGTCTTCCTCCTTCTTCAAATCGTTTGGCAAGGGATCGAAGGGCGATTGGAGGAATAAGGCTGAATCGTCCCCGTCCAGCATCCCTGTCACGCTTCGCACCAGTGGTATAATGTTCTTTCTCTCCAGAGTTTGGTAGTTCTTCGGTGTCCATAGTTTTGTTATTTGTTTTTGTTTTTTATTGTACTCTTGTTTTCTTAGTAGTCGTGCCATCCACGCATTCATCAAAGCTTCCTGTTCTGTTTGTCCCTTCTTCTCATACAAAGCAACAACAGATTCCCAAGTGTATCCGTTATCATCCAACCATTTCTTAGCAGTCACAGCTCCTACTCCCTTTGCTCCACTGAATCCATCTGTTGAATCTCCCATCAAAGCTTGTAGTAGGTGGAAGTTATCTGCTTCTTCTTCTGTAGGTTCGTGGTATTCTTCTCTGTTATAATCATAGAAGATTCCTGGTACACTCTTGAAGTCCTTGTCTATTGATACAATGATACGCTTGTCTAACCTGTTAGGTCTTTCAGTAGCTAAGATACTTAACACATCATCAGCTTCTATGTTAGCCCATAGTTGTGCGTCTAGTTCATTAAGCATCCATTCCCTCATAGGTTTTAAGATGATAGGTAACACTGACTTCCTTCTGTTCGACTTGTACTCAGGGAATAGTTTCCTTCTGAAGTTTGCCCGGTCACTCAACGCTAACACTACTTCATCTGCTTTGAGTAAGTCTTTGAATTGTTCTATCCTTCCAATGACTCGTTCCTTTGCTACTGCCATGTCTGCGTGTACAGTCCAAAGCTCCTCTTCCCATTGTATATTTTCTTGTGCTATGATCGACGCTTCAAAAGCTAATACATCTGCGTCAATTAGTATGGTTGTTTTACTCATAGAATATGCTCCAGTTGTCTTGGTGTTTTTTATATTTTGATTTACTATCAGGTAGGAGACTTAACTTTAATGTTACTCCATTTATTTCTTTTCTTGGTATTAACCACCACATTTTCTCAGGTACAATATAACAACCTACCACATCTATCGAATCACACATATAAGACTTTCCTGTGCATCCTGATCCACTGTTTATATGATATGTATTAGCTGATGATTTATTACTTGAAGTTGCTTTGATCTGTACCTTTAAAGTACCTGCTGGGCAAGTGACAATGAAGTCCCAAGGCATAGGCGTAGTAGGTAAATGAGGTTCAAAGTCTCGCTCTAAACACTCAGTTGTAAACCGTGACTCTGCTATTGCTCCGATTCGTTGGCTCTTTGATGAGGGCATAAGATTATTAGTGTGTTCATTCTTCCAATCCCAATGAACATTTAATTCAGTTGTATCATACAAGTCCGCAAGGGACAAGTAGTAATCAAACTCAGGTTCTTGTTTTAGTGCGTCTCTGCCCATGACTCTCCTACTTTATATTCACCATCCATAGGACACTTCATGTTCAACTCTTTACCTGCCGCTTTGATTGCTTTGATAGCTAACTCTCCGTATGTATCTGCTAACTCAGGTTTAACTTCAGCTTGGAACTCATCGTGTATGTTACCTACAAAAGCGTACTCTCTTCCGTGTTGCCATCCGATCTCAGAAAGCTTGGTGTGTAGTTTAATTAAAGCTACCTTCATAAGGACAGCACCAGCAGATTGAAGTAACATATTAAGTGCAGCGTGTTCACTTCTTATAGGTAGTATCCTACCGTCTACTCCTGTTAAACATCCATTTTGTTCTGCCTTCTTTTGGATTAATTGTTTAAGTAGTTTTAACGCAGGTAAGTTAGATAAGAACTTCTTCTTTAATCTACTACCATCTTGTGCTGTACCCTCTACAATCTCACCTATCTTTGCATCACCTGCTCCGTAAAGGAAACCATAGATAAATGTCTTAGCTTGATCTCTAGTCTTTAACCCTGCTGCTTTCTGATTAACAGAGTGTATGTCTCCTTCAAGGATAGCTTTAGTGTACTCTCCTCCATCCCAAGTTGACAGGTAGTGTGCAAGCATACGAAGTTCTAAACCACTAGCGTCAACACCTACTAACTTGTATCCCTTTTTAGTTATAAATAAAGAACGACACTCCTCACCGTACTCTGCTCTTGTAGCTGGTACTTGTGCTAGGTTGGGTAAGCTATGAGTACATCTACCTGTGACTGCTCCGTTTGTGTTGACTCGTCCGTGGATTCTGCCATCCTTAACTAATCTTAACCATCCATTCTTGCCTTCAGCTAGTTGCCCTAGTCTTTTGACTACTAACAAATACTCCAGCAAAAGCTTCGCTGATGGATGGTTAATAGATTTTAAAGTAGACTCATCAATCTTCACAGTCTTTCCGTCATTAGATACAGGCATTTCAAAACCTAAAGCTTCAAGTCTTTCTTTAATCTGTTGTCTGCTGCCAGGATTAAAAGGTATGATCTCCTCCTTTACATCTAGTGGTTCAGCTTTGTTAACTAAGTTCTGTACCATGCCTCTACTCTTCAGTATATTTTTAAGTTCTACTTTAGTAGGTGCTGTGATTACCTCGACTCCATCCATGTGTTCAATAGTTAATGAGTATCCCTTCGGAGTCTTCATCTTCTTGACGGTAGGTTCAAACATCTCTTGTAACTTATCTTGTAGCTTTGCTCGGATTGCGTTTAACTTCTGCTCCAGTTGTTCAGCTTTATCTATATCAAAAGCAAAGCCTTGGCTCTCTTGTAATCTGATGATGTAAGCAAACCAATGTTCAATAGCTAACATCTTTCTACTAGGTTCAAGCTTAGTTAAATATTCATACAAGGTCTTGGTTACTAACACATCTCGTTCACAATACTTCTTCATTTCTTCGTTGTAGTGATCGAATGCTCCTTCCTCTTCTCCGTAAGTAAGCTTTAACATCTCACCCATCCTGTGTCCCCAAGCTTTCAAGCTGTGACTGCCTATCATAGAAGGCTCAAAGTTCTTACGCTTGAAGTCATCTTCTCTAAGGTCAGGATGTACACACCTACTCATAACAAGCGAGTCTTGTACTCGGACCAAAGGTGGATGGAAGTTGTACAACTTAGCTAACGCAGGTAGATCAAACCCTATCACATTATGTCCTATGATCTTGTCTGCTTTGCTTAACATATTAAGTCCTTCCTTTATCCCTTCACCTTCAAAGGTAATCATCTTAGCTGCTATAGGATCGTAGATGGATATGCAATGGCATACCTTGAGGTCACTCAGATTAGTGAAGTCCTCGATGGCATTGGTTTCTATATCAAAGAATAGTATTTTCATAGTGCTTGTGCTCTCTCCTCTTTTATTTTCTTTGCTGTTTTAAAAAATGCCTCTAACTCTTTCTCTTCCTGTTCGTCTTGGCAGTGTTGATAAGCACCATGAAATAAACCCATCATAAATGTATTAAACCATAAACCACTATACTTTTTTCCGTGTGTGTATGCTCTCAATAAATGATCAAAAGCTACAGTACCTGTCCAACATATCTTCATTAAATCTTCCTCAGTATAAGTATCGTTATAAGCTTTTTCTATTAACCTAATTTGCTTCTCCTCTTCCTTTTTTTGTACCATATCTAATATTCTACTTTTCATTTTATTAAAACGGATCTTTACCGTTGGTTGTTATTGTTTTGTCTTTAAATACATTCTCATCTTCTGTGTATCTGCCACTGTCTTGATCGTAGAACAAGGTAGTAGCTAGTCCAGTTTCTCCTGAGAATCTATTCTTTAAGACTCTTACTTTTGTTTCGTTGTTGTTTTCTTTTTGTTGGTTTCTCTCTAGTCCTATGACCATATCACTAAGTTGTGGTATTGAATGACTACCTCTCAAGTCTGCAAGTCTAGTGACTCCTCCCTCCTCATGTCCTCCACCATTCGGTGGTCTTCTAAGGTGAGATACTAACACCATTCCACATCCTGTCTCTTCTACTAAGCTTCTAAGTTGTGTCATCGTATTATCAATTAACCGTCG